AGTCTTGGGAGCTTTGAGCAGATGCTTCGGGAATGTCTACAACGTCCCCCCGCTCTAAACGCAGTCCGAGATCAACGATGATGGCTACGCCCGAAGTACACTTGATGCGTGCGTCTATTACCCCACCCATACTCATCCCCTGCCCGCTAACCAAGTCGCTATGATGGCCCCTGCTTCCTTCTTCCATCGCCGTACTCCCCGCTCCATAAAGGTATGCTTTGAGATACCTGGATGAATCCAAGCGTCAGCCATTGTCAACGGGACCGTCCTAAAGATCACTTTACCGTGGTCAATGATCGGAATCGTCTTTCGGACCTTCGCTCCTTTCCCCGATTTGGCGGGTCTCCAGAGCTTTGGGTTCTTCTCGGCTGTGAGGCTGGTCATCTTCCCTTTCTTCCTTCCTTCAAGAAGGCTGTCGAGCCGGGGCCAGTTGGAGACCAACTCGATAGTCCTCTCTCCACGGATCTGATAGGAAAATGACCGGAAGAAGCTCTTTTCGGGTCCGATAGCCCCGCCATCCGAAATAGGCTTGCCCCGCCCCATCTTGCGTCTCTTGGCAAAATCCTTCTTTGCTTCGTGAATGACCGCTTTGACCAAAGCCTTGCCCAACAGATCGAGCAGCGGCCTGTCTATGAGAAGCTCCCCCTTGTCAAAGTCGAGCTTCTTCCAGAGAGGCCCTGTGTAGACCGCACGCTTCCTCCGCATCTCTCCAGCCATCAGGAAACTTCCTTCAGGATGGCCCAGGTGAGACTAATGACGGAGAGCGTGACCCCTACATAGGCGATCCGCTTTGACCGCTTTGCGGTCTCGTAAGCGTCCCCCAAGTTGTCCCGTTTGAGTTTGTAGTCGAAGTGTTGAACAGGGGTGAGTTGTGGGACTTTCTCGAAGAAATCGGGGCAGGTCCGTTCCTCGAAGACAGCATCCTCTGTCAACCTGTGCTGATACCAAAGGCAGACGCCAGCCCACTTCTGCTCTTTGTACTCATCTGGGTACTGATTCCAGAGGCCGCATCGTCCGCACCGTGCCATTTGGGCCTCCCATTAGTTATTGAGGTTTTCCCAAACTCGGGTGCGCCCACGCTGCTCCCTCTCATCGGGCATAGTGTCCTTCTCGGTTGACATGGGGGTTGCTTGGTCTGCCCCAAGCTCGGAAGGAGCATAAGTTGTGCCCGCTATGGGGCTGCTGCTGCGGGTATCCCTGGTCTCCGGCCACGGCATACCAGCCGCATCCACGGGCACCTTGTACCGGATGTCACCTTCATCCAAATATCCAACAGTGAAGTGCTGCTGAAGGATGTTGCCTCGATTCGTGGGGCGGCGAACCGCTCCGATGCTGTACCGCTCATTGGTCTGTTTGACGATGAAGTCCCGCTGCGTGACCAATGGAGAGGCACCCATGAACACCTCATAAGTGTGTTCCATGCGGCGGCCAGTCGGGGTCTGGGCGATGCGGCGTTCCCCATCGTCGGGTGCCATGATGGTCTCGTAAGGGCCTTCGTAGCCACCGATGAACCCAGTGCCGTAGCAGAGGACACATCGATTGGAGGGCTGTTGACTGTATTCCACCATGCGCTCTTCTAACGTACAGCCACAAGGAACCCCAGACTGCTTACGGATGAAGACTTTGACCCTCTCCCCGCCCTGCTCCAAGATCCAGTTGTTCCTCCTGGCGGCCTCACGCCAAATGTAATCGAGCGCCTCGACCTCGACGTTGGCAACCGCTTGGCATTGATCCAAGGGGGTCTCAACCAATCCAGACAACGAATCCTCGTCATGGGAAATGGCAACCGTCGTGATTCGATAGAAGAGCTTGGTGTCCAGCCCAGAACGGATGTGATTCCGGTTGGTCCAATAGGTGATCAAAACCTCGGACCCCTCGACAGGCAACGCAGGCTGAGTGTACTTCTCGGTCGTCGGGTCCAACCACGGCTGGTTGATCAGCACGATCTCACCCGTGGGGCCGAAAACACTTGCCACACGCACTTCTTCACCATTGATGTGAAGAGTCACGTCCGTAGGAGCGTTACCCGCTGTGGGTGACCCGAAAGGAGCTTGAGAAGGGTTCTGGACGATAGGGTGTTTGGTACGGAAGGCCCACTGCCGAGAGTTGGCAGCGTCCCCCTTATGGACCCAAGAGCTATCCCATATCACCGGTTCCTTGACGACCTTCTCGTTGCTGGTCTGGTCCCGGTAGAACGATCCGCCAAGCGGATACGGATTGATCCTGTGGAATGGCCCTCGGTCAGAGACATCTGACCGATAGATATTCACCCCAACAATGGTCCACACCGTATTGTCAGCAAGGATGGATGGTTCATCCCACCGCAAATCCAACACCCCCTGCTCATACGCACTAACAACTTGAACATTGTGTGGTGGTAGGGGGTATTGGCCTGCGCCGGGTGTCCATCCCGCTGTCATCTCTTCTCCTTACACACCCGCTTCGGGTGCGGGTCCGCCGGGGATGCCCTCGGGGATCATCACGATATTTCCATCGGGGGTGACCTGCCAAGGCTGGCCGTCTGGGATATCGAGGCGTTCGCCTGCGGTATTCAGCACGCCCTGTGCCCGAGCTTCAATCTCCGAGAGACTGCCAAGCAAGCGAGCCTTGCGAACCTCAAGCTGTCCGATCTCGGTCACAACATCGTTGGCCGACTTACGGAGAGAAGAAAGGACCGTGACTTCTTCTTGGAGAAGCGCCTTGGCAGCGCCATTTCCAGGGGTCTCGGTGCCCGTGGTGTTTGAGGTGCTCATCGTTTCCGTTGTCTGGGTATCGCTCATGGGTCTAAATCTCCTAAAGTTCCATCGAGGGGTTGTCCTGCCCGGTACAATACCGAGCAATCATCAGGAAGTTGGGTCTTCCATCAATCTTTGTGTCTGCTGTCCAATAAGCCGTAGCTCATTTAGATAGTTGATAAGGTGTTTACCAACCCGACTCTGAAGCTGAAGGTTCTGGTGAGGAACGACCGTCTGCCTATACTTGTTGAAGGTCCAGTAGATCGTACCATCGCCTGACTGGTACTCGTACACACGACTACCCTTGTAGTGTTGCCCTGCAACACGCACCCTTTGTCGGTCGATGTAGCGATTAGCCACTCTGGAAGCCTTCGGTTTCATTACACCGCCAGCATCGAGGCATCGCCGGATTGACCCACGACGAGCCAATCTGTCTTTTGTGTTGTCTCATTCACATAAGCAGCAAGGGTGACAGCGCCTCCCGGCGATAACTGGACCATCATACGGCCTGACGACCCGCCGCCCGGTGACGACGTTCCACCCCCCACAGTAATGCCGATCTCTCCCCCAGAGGCGGGGTTGTTGTTGGGGTTGAATGGATCATACCAGTCGTTACTCTCCCAACCATATATCTCTATTACTGTGACCCGTTCACCTGCTGACTGATTGATGATAGTGAAAGTTTCGTAAGCGAGGAACTTACCCGCCTCCGCATATGTGCCGTCGTGAGCACCGGCTGGGTCCATAGTGAGCGGGAGATAGACCTTCTCGATAGACTCACCGGCCCCGCCGTCGTACCTCATAATCCCTGTCTTGTAGGTCTTGAAGACACTCGAAGTGATCAACAGCGACTTGGTGTCAAGCTGCGACCCAGTAACATCCCCCTCGGTATAGGTCTTGATGCCCCGGCCATCTGATGTAACAGGGACATCGACAAAGGTTGCGGCCCCAGAGTTTATAGTCAGGACTTGGCCGTCCTCCCCACCACCTGTGACATCGCCCAGATCGCCCAGGTTGGTTGCCCCACCTGAAGCGGGAGTTTCCCAAGTGAACCCGTTATCGTTCCCTTGGTAGGTCAGCACCTTTCCGTTATCGTTCACGTCCACCGCTGCCGTTACGTCTGAAGCATCTCCCAACGCATGGTCATGGTCGTCTGCGGCGTAGTCGTTATCGTGGTCATGGTCACTGGAGGCGAAGAGCGCCGCGTTGAACGTGATCGTACCTACGGTACTCTCACCCGAAGGTGCAGCAATAGTGATGTCACTATTGGCAGAGGTGTACGTGGTGTTGGTGTCCGTAACAGCGGTGTAATCCGTAAGCTCGCTTACGGTGTGTGTATGACCAGTGACCGAAAGTGCAGGTGTTTCGTTAGCAGGATTGACCGTCAAGCTGAAAGTTCCAACCGACGATCCGCCCGAAGGCGCAACAATAGTGATGTAATCCCCACCCGATCCAGAGTCAGCTTCATACGTGGTGTTGGTGTCCGAGAGATCCGTAATCTCGGCGGCAAGATGAGTATGGCCCACTAATGCGAGGTCTGTAAGACCCTCTGGAGTGACATCCAAGGTGATTGTTCCCACGGTATTCCCAGCCGTGGGATCGGCTACGGAGATATACCCCGTACCGCCATACGTGGTGTTGTCGTTGTCAGCAGAAAGGATGCCGTCTCCCGCAATAGCGAGTCCCCCACCGTTTACCTTGATCCCACCGAGAGTAGAGGCTGAAGCCACAGGGAGAGAGTAGTCAGCGACGGTGGAGGTAATCTGGTTCGACCCGTCAATGTTGATGCCCGAACCGGCTGTGTACGTTGGACCTTGGGTATCTGCTGACAGGCTGATCCAAGCAGCGTTTTGACCAGTGCCATCGGCGATATACGCTTCGATGTCACCTGTCGTAGCGGCTGCTCGGATGGTCCCTGGCTCTTGGTAGTGGGGCTCACCAGACTCATAGCCAACGGCACCAGCATGAAGTCTCAAATGACCTTGGTTTAGGTAGAGGTTTCCAAGCTGAATGTCCCCGGCGCTAACCTCGGGGTCAGCCCAGAGAGAGGTCGAGAGGGCACCAAATAGGGTAGCGACATCGACCCCAATCACTTCATTCGTCAGGGAGATGTATGTCGGGAATGAACCTCCCGAGTTTGGGTACGCCGTACTATCGATCTTTATCCCGCCTCGGGTGGAGCCATCAGCCAGTGGGAGGGTGTAGCTCCCACCAAGGGCTGCCCAAGTAAGGTTGCTGGTAGACTCATGCCAAACGAGAACCTGCCCCTCATTCGATGATCCTGGGTCAACTCCAGTCATGGTGTTGACGATACCTTCGGCAGTAAGGGCGGCAGGCGTGAAAGAGATCACCCCGGCACCGTCGATACTGACGTTGGCCCCGCCCGTCTTCACACCACCAAGAGTAGAAACACTTGCTACTGGAAGGGTGTAGGCACTGGGGACAAGCCCATACTCCCAACTGGCTCCATTCCAGACGAACGCAGAACCAGCGGCACTTGGATCAGTGGTACTCCCGATCAGAGCTTGTTTGATGCTGTCTTGTGTGACCGATGTGCCGCTTTCGGCGGCCCAGATGAACTTGCTTGCGGAGGCGTGCCAGACGAGGTGTTGGTTGTCCAGCGGAGAAATCGCCCCGGTAGCGGCTCCAACGATATCCAACGAAGTCAGTGGTTGGACCTTGTACTCTGCTACGGCGCTCTGACCTGCGATTCCTACGTCAGTGATGGTCGATTGGGTGTTGCCGTGATCAGAGTGGCCCGTGACTCCGATGAAGTTTACGGGCACAATCTGGCCGGAATCTGCGGCGTAGAGCATTTGAGTGGTGAACCACCCGGTCCCTGTGACCTTCCACCTGTCGTCCGTAACGTCAACAAAGGTTGGGGCTCCGTTGCCGTCAAGCACCGGATTCCCCTGGTTGTCGTGGACTAACTCTAAAATCGTTGCCCCAGACGACGGATACGAACCGGGGTTGTTCCAAATGGGGCCACCATTGGCATCCGTGCCCGTCGCTGTATCTGCCATGAAGAACAAACTGTCCCCCGGCAGACCATCAACATCGTTGCCACGAACCAAGTAGATCCCGAAGTCAGGCGGCATAAGGGTGAGACCAGACCCGTTATCCCATACAGGAGCCAGTTGGCTGGTGAACACCACGCCCATGAAGAAGGAGAGATTCTCCCTCGCCTCGACAACCAACGTGCCTGTGACCCCGGTCCCAGCAGGGTCTTCACTGATAGTGACCGAAGGAACGACCCCAACTTGCTCATCCCGACGCACGAACCGTCCATCGGCTGCATCGGTAGTGTTGACGTTGGTGAGGTCGTCCAACATCGGCATTGTGGGTTGAGCCAAAGAAATGTCTGACCCAATAACGTCAACGACGTATTTCCCATCGGCGCTGTTGGACTTCAGATCATCGAGGAAGAGAGCGACGTTCTGCCAGTTGTTCTGGGAAGTGTACTGAAGAAACTCCCCGTCGTTGGGAGTGGGAACGACTACATCAGTCAACTCATTCAGCGTGAGTGCCCCACCGCCGCCTTGTGCCGCAGAGTTCACCCACGACGCACCGTTGTACGTCAGAACTTGGTTGGCTGAAGGGGTGGTCAGACTAACGTCCGAGTTGCCACCAAGGGTTTGTGTGGGTTGGTTGATCAGATCGGTGTAGGAACCGCTGTATGCAACAGTGGAGAGGGGATCAGTGTAGTTGTCTGGTGCAGTGGTGCCGTTTGCAAGAAGGTCGTGCCAAGTGAGGGTGCCCGATACATTGTCCACATGGGAGTAGTACGCCGCACCCGTGGCATGAACATGAGCGAACATCCCGTGGTAGGTAGCGGAAGTAGGCAAGTCTTGGAGGGTGACGTAGATATTCGAGAAAAGAGCCTTGCCGCCCTGGAGGTCAATGTTGTGGTTCGCCCCAGAGAGGTCAGCGGAGAGCGTAGGGCTGGGGTCGGCAGCGAGTGTCATCGACCCCAACTGAAGCTGCCCGTTCTTCCACTTACCTGTGGCTATGTCGAAACCGATGATGTCCCCATCGGCGGCGTTCGTGAGGTCAACGTCTGTCAGATCATTGATATAGGAAGCCCCACCGCCTCCCCCGGTGACAACGGCCCCCTCGAAAGTTGTACCGTTCCAACGAACATACTCCCCGCTATTGATGACCATCGACTGAAAGTGATCGAGCTTGGCGTTGTTCCGTGATTGAACTGTTGCACCCAACTGGGTCGTCTTCAAGACTTCGACATTGGAAAGCCATGCTGCGGAGTTGGCATTGAGGGAGGCTTCTCGAACCTTGGAGTAGAACGCACCCCCTTCTACAAAGAAGTCGGCTTGGACCTGCGCCGGGTCCAATCCATTGATGGTTGTCCCGCACCCTCCACCAGTAGTACCAAACTCGAAGGCGCAGCCATTGATTTGCTTGATAGCGGCCTTGGCGAACGTGATGTTGCCGCCATCACGGCCTGAAACCATTGTCACTGATCCAAGGTCAGACCAATCGACCTCATTACCTTCGGCAGTGATCCGCTCGAAGGTAGCCCCAAGTTCGTTGATCCCTTTGGTATTGATGTATGACATGAAGCAGCCTCTCTCCAGCGGGAGTTCTATTTACTGGATCAAATAGGGAGGGTAACGAACTTGAAGAAAGACCGAACCTCCGATCAACCGACGAACCCTCGGGGACTCAACACGCCTCTACCAACGTAAGGGCCGAAGGAAGAACGGATACCAATCCCATATTTCGGCTGCTGCAAACCACGAATGAACTTGGTTGTCCGTGCCTTCATCTCTGTTGCTTTGTCCAACTGCTGTTCCGCACTGGACTTCAAGGACTCGTATTTGCTGGAGCGTTCAAGAGACAGACTGATCCCTCCAATGGAGTAATCGAACTCTTCAACGATCCAGTTAGCTTGAAGAGCCGTTGCTGCATGGATAATCCCTGCCCAAAGAACTGCTGTTCGCCAAACCGGCTTTATTTTTACGAGCCTGTCGAGGGTGTTCAAAGCCTCTGTCTCTGGTGGAAACATATTCCACCAATCCAAAGCCCTCTCCAGGTATTCCAGTAGCTCGGCATCTTCCCAGACTTGGCCCATGACACGGTTGTAGGCACCCACGTCCCCTTCATGCTCTGGGGGGCGGAACCGATAATACTTGTCGGGGTTCTGGTCTCGAAGGAGAAGCCGTAGCTTATCGATCATCGACTGTTGGCCGACTGTATAGACGGCGGCTTCCAAAGCGGAAGATGCTACAACGGCCCACTCTTGAACGACCTGTTGTTCGGGGCTGTTGGAGAACTCCTTGAGAGTCCATCGGATGCGGTAGTCACCTGCCTCTGCCGATGGAGGCACCATCAAGGCAGAGTAGTATTCACCCGTCACGGGGTTCACAGGGGTTCGGGTTTCCGAGCCGATGAGCACTTCGTTCAACGACCCTGGATCAACGTAGTAGAGAGCGAACGTGATCTCGTAAGCGTTCGCTGCGTTCCCTTGGGCATTGGTCAGGAAAATGTCCAGATCACCACGCCCGAGAGTGGCCCCCGGTGAAAAGGCTACACCCATCCTGCTCTCCTTATCGACCCATGTGGGTCAACGCCTTCATGGATCGAATCTCATCTGCGTAGCTCAACGCCGGAACCTTGCTGGTGCGGTTGAAATACTGCTGCTTCAAGTCGGAGATTGAGTCCGTGTGCTCGAAGAGGAAGAAAACTCGATTGTCTTCCCGCACGCAGTCCTCCAACATCACCCCCGCCACCTTTAGGTATGCGGCGTAGTAGAGGTCCGAGGTCCGGTAGTGACCATTTGTATTAGGCATCATTTCTCCAGCACATATGGTGTAGTTCACATTGTCTATGTAGGAGAATGTATAGCCGGAGAAACGAGGAAGCCCCTTGCTGTCAAAGACAGCAAGGGGCTTGAGAAAACGAGGGATTAGGCGGGAGAGTTGGCGGGATTATGCGAGATTCGTCCCCTCATCGTCGTACACACGAATCGCTCGGGCGGAGTTGGATGCCAAGTTGTATGCGTGATCTCCGTCAGAGTTAGTCAGGATCACATTCCCGGTAGTAGCGGCGACCGTGAACGCCACCGCAACATCGGCGGCAGTGTTGAGTTCAAAAGTGGCACCAGAAACACTTGCTACCTTGAACGGGCCATCCACAGCGACCGTGCCGTCGTGGTTGGAGATCCAAACAAAGTCAGCATTGGCGATACCCGAAGTATCGTCCGTAGTCACCACTGCGGGGGTTGCTGCCGTGATTGATGCAACCGTCAAGACGGGCATCGGGGTCACAGCGAGAACCGAACCAGCAGAATAGGTGTAGTCCGAAGACGACAGATCATCCGTACCGTAGGTGTACTCGACAGTCGGGAAACCCGCATTGTCCTCGTTCACCGTAAGGCGGTTGGTCACTGCGGCAAAGTCAGCCGAAGCCAACGAAGACAGCTTGCCTTCACCAATAGAAGCACGCAGAGAGCCCGAAATATACAGGGCACGGGCAGACTGGTAACTTTCCGAAGCGGGCCACGTCTGCGTGTCTGCTGTGGGGTCGGCTGCGGTCAGGAAGCCGCCATCGGAGTTGTAAACATCTCCGCTCGCTGCGAGTTCCGTAGCGATCCAAACGTCACGCTCTGCAACGCTCTGCCACTCGCCTAATGTATCAAGACCAATCGCCGTGTCGGCACGGACCTCATAGATCTCACCGGCCAGGATTCGCATGACTTGATCAACCGTCCCAAAAGACTCGGACGTTGCGATGATGTCAGTGTCACCGATAGCCTCGGTAGCTGCACCAACCGCTGCGGTCAAATGAACAGCGAGCCGTGCAGCATCGATATCAGTGCCGTCGAGGACATCTTGAACAATGAGCGAGGCAGCCTCAAAGGCTTCCGCTGCGGTCAGGTTGTCGTTGGCTACACCCGAATCAGCGTGAACCACAACCCGCAGATAGGCTGCAAGCCCCTGCTCGGCGGTTCCGATCACGGTGTAGCTCACAACATCAGCAAACGCAACCGCTGCTGAAGCGCCGGGAAAAGCTGTTGAAAGAAATCGACCCGTCTGAACGTACCCAGTCTGTCCAGGGCCATCCACGATGGGATTGCGCTGCGACGTGTTGGGCGTCAGATCGTTGATTTGTACTTGTCCCGCAGGAAGGTCATTCCGAACGGGGATGATATATGCCTTGGTAGCCATCGTTCATTCCTCCAGGATTTTAGGCGATGATTGTGCCGTCATCGTCTACGATGAGGAAAACTCGACCACCGGCTTCGGTCAAAGCTGACAAAGCACCAGTCGTGTTCGCCATATCTTGACGATTGCGGGCAGGGTAACCAGTTGAAGTTTCGCCTTCTGTCTTGGAAGGAGAACCAGTAATGTCACCCGAGTTGTCAGGTGTGGAAACGGCTCGGCCATAGAGAGTGATACCGCTCACCCCCTCTGCGAGAAGTCCCTCATTGACGGAAGAGTTGAGAGCACCACTGGCGTAAACAGAGCGGATGCCCCGAACAGGGATGTTTACAGTCACCACATCGGGTGCCTGCTTACCAAGCTCGGTACGATTCTTCGCTGTGGTCACCTGTTCAACGAAGCCACCGTTCTGGAAGCTGGTTGCTCCATCGAAGTCACCTGCATTAGCGGCTTCATCATTGGCGATGAAAGAGCCTGCGGGAACCCGGTAGATACGCCCTGCGAGAACGGAGAGAACGTCGGCAAGCGAAGCCGTTGCAGTGCCACCCAGAAGCTCAAAAGAGCCCAGATTGCCAGCTTCCGCTTGAACAGCGGTGTTGATATTCGCTGCGGTTAGATTGACCACAGAGGCGTCCATCAATGCCACGATTGCATCGGCGGCGATGATCGCATCGGCAGCGATGATCGGAGTGTCCGTACCAGCGTCAAGGGGGCAGTTGTCGATCAAGTAAGCAGCGAGTCCGAAAGCATCGGACCCGGTGGTCTTCCCGTGAAGGTTGATCTGCGTACCTGCGCCATCGGGCTGGTCGGCTGTGATTGACCCATGCGACGAGTTGGAAGCGTTGTTCCCACCCGAACCAGAGCCGGTAACGACTCGGTTGACGTATAAGGTCTGCCCGGGAGGATCGAGATCACTCCGCTGTGAGGTATTGGGGGTCAGGTCTCCCACAAAGAAAGTCCCGTCTGGGATGTCTGACCGAACCATTAGGATATACGGCATTGTTTTCTCTCCACCTAAAGTCTTGGCCGCTATGCGGCTACTCGCTCATACTTGATGTCTTATAGACAAACCATCGGGGGTCACATCCTCGATGCAACTCCCATATTGATACTAAAGTCCGCAGCAGCATTAGAACCTTCGAGAAGAAGCTCCCGATATCCGCCGGGTCCACCGAACCACCAGTCGTCTGCTTCCAAGCGTCCGACCGGATGATTATGTCCAACCGAATACCAAATATCTCCGGCATCCGCCCCGGCTGTTCCGTGGTTACGAACGGAAATATCCACCGTAAACTTCGGAAAAATAATGTGCATGGCAGCACTTGAAGCTGGGTTTCCAATCGATGTGCTCCCGCCATCCGTGGGGGCTGTGCCTGCAAGAACCAATGCCGGGTTTGGGGTGCGGTAAAAACCTGCGGGTGGGATCACCACAATAGGGCCAGCGGCGAGCCAGGAAACTTCCTCGTCCATGCTTTCTTCTACCCGAAGATACAGGATCTCTTCATCCATAGGGACCGTGGCTGCTGTGCCGCCTCCGCCATCAGCGTAGTCCTTTAGATCAAAGACCATTCGGGTAAGACCCCGGTTGGAGTCCATCGTCAACCCAAGCCCCTTCTGTCGAAGAGTCCTGGACCGAAAAGAGGTGTTCTTCTGGATCGTGAACAGGGTTGTCCCGCCAATGTGTGCATCATTCAAGGTACGGTGAGCCGAGATACGGTAATGAGTGGCGCTGGTATTTCGGATCGTAAGATCGATCAGACCGGGCGAACGCTCAAGCACACTTGGGATAATCCCGATCATGCGGTACTCCGCTCTTTATGCACCAACGAGTTGTACGAAGAGGTCTCTTTCCCCTTACTGGCTGCGAGCTTCTGGGCGTCTGCCCAACTCTCGACCCTCTCTCCACCCACATTTGGGGCAAGAGTCATTCTGGGGCCGTCCCGCTTCATTTCGTTTTCTTTACCAGAGAGGTGGCGATTCTTTGTTGCCATCTGCTTCTTGATCCGCAGATTTTTGCCCGCCCAATCATCCCCTTTGAGAATGAACCCAATCGGCGTGATGAGCTTCTTTGTCGAACCTTCACATTCAGGACAATCCTGGGGTGATTTGTACTCGGAAATCGGCAAAGAGTGCTCAAAAGCGTGTCCGCACTCTGCGTTTTCACATTGATATGAGTAAATCGGCATCAAGCCTTCTCCTGTCCAAATCGAGCAGCCACTCTCGCAACCATTTGGTCAAACTCACGGTAGCTGACTGACACCCTACCCATACCGATAGTATCGGAGAGATACCGAAGCCCCACCAGAGCACTTCCTTGTTTCTGTGTGAACCTCGACTTGGGCCGTACTTTGTAGTTCTTCTTGGCACGACGAAGTACAGCGAGAACATGCTTACAGACCCGGTGCCTTCCATCTGGATCTTTGGTATCGGGATTACTGGCTGTTCCTCGGGGTCTACCATAAAGATAGTCACCGACCTTTGCCCAATGCTCCGGTCCCTGCCATCGCCAAAAGTCACACGTACAAGACATACGGACGTTCAACTTGTTGATGTCTACGGTGTTTCCCCGTCGTTGGGCCTGGAGACGGATGAGGTAACTCCCAGTCTTCCCTTGGACTTGAAACAACCAATAGGCGTGCTTGGGAACTGTTCTCTTGAGTTTGACCTGGAGCCCGTCAGACCTCTGATGGATCTTTTGATCTGTGGAATCCCAGATCTCGGCGATACGAGCAGCCACTCGGTCCACATGCCGGGACGCTATCTTGTTGACGAAACCGTAACCACTGGGAATGACTTTGGCAGAGCCGGGATTTCTTGGCACGGCTGGCTGCTGGATCGTGTCGGTAGGTGTCTGGTTTTCCCGTTCCTCAATCAGACCTGGGGCACCAGACATCGGAACAACCCAAGTTGAACTCCCGCCGTATGCCTCGGCATTGGCGTCTTCGCCGTCTGGGACGCCCTTGGAGCGGTCCTTTCTCCAGTTCTGGGTGAGCATGTCGGGGCGGCGTTGCTCTCGGTAGAACGCTTCCTTGAGGGCTTGGGCCATATCATCCACCGTAAGATCCTGCGGATCATCATCGACCTCAAAGTCGTATTCCTGACTCAAGGTGATGAGTTCATCAATGTATCCAAACAACGCATCGAAGACCGTTTCGTCCTCAATCTCGTCAACCAGGAAATCGAAAGGAACGTCGTAAACCTCATCCTCGATGGTGAAGACAACAGTTTCGGTTTCGAGGATTACCTCTCGAACCTCGGCTTTTCCTGCATAGTCATAGAATGTCAGCAAGGGGATGTCTGTCAGACCCGCCTTCTTCGTTTGCAGCTTCGTTTCGCTCTTTTGCTTGCGATCCTTCTTCCGCTGCTCTTGGCGGTCCTTCTCATACTCTTTGTACTTTACGGGGTTGCCTTTATCCCGCCACTTCTGTGTTCGCTCTGCGTTGGTTGCAACACCACCACCACGAAACCGCACGAAGCGACGAGGAAACTTCCGTGAGTTCCTCTTATACCGCTTGGTTGTCCCCTTACGCCGCTTGGTCTTCCACTTGATTCGAGACTTTCGTCTCTTTGGCAGCTTCCTGTCGGGCTTCTTGTCTTTGATTCGGTAATACTTCTTCGCCTGTCCTCGCTGCTTCCGCTGTCGCTGAACAGGGTACTTCCCATCCTCATACCCAGCTTCAACATCCTCTGCCTCGGTGGCGATAACACCGGGTCTTCGCTGATGAAGACGGTGCCCCTGGTCCATATGAGAGTGCCCGTAGTCCTCCCCAGGTTGAGATTTAGTCCTCACCTTCTCCTTGTGGATAGGGCGGCCCCCTACGGCATCCTCGGAGTGGGGAGGGACATTGAACTGCGGTCGAGAGGTGCTGCTGCCCCCGCCGCCCGTGTCAGAAATCGGGGGACGTTGGTCACGCTGCTTCTTGTGCTGCGGCGTGATGGGTAGGGCTTGCTGCTTGTTCTCCGGTGCAGACGGACCATTCTGCCTGGAGTGATAGTTGTCTTGTGGAGACTTGTCCGTATTCGGCGGGAGGTTCTCCTTGTTAGTCTGGGTGACATAGGTCTGGACACCCGAAAGCTCACTGGCGGGTGGACGATAAGCCAATCGTGGTGGCTTCCTCGAACCCATACTCAACCCTCCGAATCGACGGCCATCTTTGCCAGATACCGAGCCGCTACCTTATGAGCAGAACTGCGCTTGGTGCTTCCAGGGAAGGGTTGTTGTGAGTGCTTTACGGCTTCCTCCACAAGCTCCCTATCTGGGAGAGCAAGGCGGGACTCGAAGAACTCACTCCCCATGACAGAAAGAGCATAGGAGGTACGATCCAGAACACGCTCAAGAACTCCAAGGCGCTTTGGCATACCGACAATCAAATCACCGGCTATCGCATACAGGTGCTCCTTCTGATCGGAAGCCTCTGCGATCTTCAGTCCTCGATTGACGAGGTGCCGTAGACGATGTGCCTCTGTACGAGCTTCGGCAACACCTCTAATGAGAAGTGCCCAAGCTGCCTGACTGGATGCGTCTTTCTTCATTCCATCCCACTCGCTTGCTCAAAATAGAAAGCCCACCAGAGAGCAAGCTCTACTGGTGGGCTTCTATTGGAGAAGTAACGGGTTGGTTCAGTTATCGAGAGTTCCCTGAACCTGATTGACGACACCCTTCGTTTCAACTCCCAGAATGGAGTCAAGGACTTCGGGGTTACTCCCGTACTTGCTGACGATAGTCTTCGCCCGGGTCTTCCAGTGAACCGACATATCCCAATCGATGGTCCCATGAGGGGTCTCGACAGAGATGATCTTGTCGGTCTTTCCAGAAGCCTTCTTGACGGTCTTCTTGGCCGCCTTGGCCGGGTGGACCTCGGCATCCGGTAGCAAGGTGTCCAGTTCCCCTGCGGATTCAATAGTCTGGGTCACGTCCCCGGTAGCTGACTGTGTGAAGTCGGCTGCTGGCGGGGGTGAGTTGTCCAGACGGTTGATCTCGGCAGCTACCTGACTGGCGTCTGTGACCGTGACACGCTGCTTCGCAGCCGTCTTGATCGTGCTTACCACGCCATCGGGATCTCCCTTGGTAGCCCGACCACCTACGTTGGCGGCTTCCACCGTACCGACCACCCGTTCCTCGTCAGAGGCTTGCTCGACCTTCATAGGTTCGCCTCGGGTGTTCATGTCCAACGCTTGTGCGGGACGGATACGAATGTCCGCAGGTTGCGGGACATAGGTGCTGACAGTATCCTCAATCGGAACGAACCAGCCCGCCTTCACAGCGGCTCGTAGCGTGGAGAGAGCGAACTCTTCCCCGGCATACTTCACCGTCTGCCCGTCGAACTCGATCTCGTCGTTCTCAAAGATGTCTTTCTCAACCTTCCCAAGATGAACCTTGGTGGTTGCTCGGAAGGCAAGAAACTCGCCTCGTTTCCATTGTATACTCACAGTGTCACTCCTCTAAATAGGTGTCGGTCACATATTACCCAGGTCCATACCTTTTGGACCGGTTTCAGTTCGGTTCCCCACCACCCTTGTTGGGGTCGGACCAAAGATCCACGGGGAGAACCACTTGAAGGTTTGGGCTTATCTCCTTCATGGCCTCGCCCAAGCGGACTTGGATGGCAGGAAGAAAATCCTTCCTAACTCTAACCCGAGAGACCAAAAAGGCTTTCTTTTCGTCTTCGGAGTAGATGAGGAAGTCCAAGAAGAAGTCATCATCAGTAGCTATATCAGGAAGCACTCGGAAGGCGTTAGCGTACTCACCCACAGTCGGGTGCCCCTTGAAATCCACCTCGCACTCAATCCTGCGATTGGGTGTCTTCATTCCGCCACTCCATGTATGTCCCACCCAAGAAGCTGGGGGGTCCGCCTTATTTCCCATTTCTGGTTCCTCATTACGATATCTTTGTACGCATGTCTGTCGTGAATACGATTGCAGTTGCGCTGATGTAGTAGCCTACCCGTAGCACTGTGTTTCCAGACTCGTTAGGAGCGACGTTCGTCACTCTACCGGACACAGTGGACAGAAAGGCATCCTCTCCAGCAACGGGTGTCGTCCCGACTTCCAAGAGAGGCGTTAGTGTGGCCCCACGGGCAGTGATTACCCGGGTTGGCTCCCCGGCTGCCGTAGCAACCTTCAAAAAGCCATAGAAGTTCTCACCCTTACCTGTGGCCGTAACAGCACTACAAGGCTCAAAAGCGAGACTTTCACCGCTCTGGGAAGCGGAAACCGCTATGCCTTGTGGGTAGTCGTCACCCTCGACGATACCCAGATCGATCAACACTTGTGGATCGAGTTCTGCTTGATCGATGAGTGGGACCGGAATCCCCTCTTCGTCAGTAGTCGTGATCGCTTGGGTGTTGGATGTGCCACCCCCAGGTCTACGTCCAATCGGCATCTCTACCCCACCTCAAGAGTTCTCTTCAAGGTACTTGACGAGAGCGTCGATTCCATAGCACCAAGCCGCTGCGGCAAAGCACCAGATCGCCACAGAGGCGGCGTTGTGCCAACCCTCGGCTGGTAGTGAGCCTGTGGTTCCCCAGAACATCAGCCATGTCATCCAACCGCAGTGGAAACCCGTACAGTAGGTGCAGGCCAAGAGACCGTCCGTGAAGTCGGTCTTTCCATGTAGGAAGGTGGCTTTATTCTGGAGGCCGAAGCAGAGGCCGTAGAACACCAAAAAGGCGGCGATACTGGGGAGCATATTCTATTCCTTCTTACGAGAGCGAGAGCGTCGAGTCTTGCTCTTGGCCCGCTTCTCGGATGATACCGATGAGCGGCGGCTTGTGTCTTGGGGAAGGATACGACAGCACGAAGTATTTGCGGATTGCGAGAAGATCTCCACCGTGTCCGGTACGCCGTCATCATCACAGTCGAAGTTGAGTTCGAGCTTTTGCTGGTTGAGGGCCTCGATGATGAGGGACTCTTCTTGCGAGAGGGCACCGGGCTTGGCCCCAAACTGGGTTCGATGGCGGTGGATCTTGATCAAACGAATGATGGCATCCCCGATGCCCATCTGAACTGCTTTCTTTACTGACACTGTACGCCTCCGTTCTCACACACTTTACCGAGACAATAGACCGGATAAAGAAAAGCCCCCGGTAAGGAGAACCTTACCGGGGGCTTTAGATCAAAGTTCCGAAGAACGGTCAGTTAGCTGATTTAGATGGTGATCTCAATCTTGGCAACCAGCACCGGGTCCAATCCAATCCGAACCAAGCCGGTCGCCTCTCCCGTTGCGTCGGAGAGGACTTCCAGGACCGTACCCAGGCACCAGACTTCCTGGCCTGCGGTATCCCAAGTGTCCTCGGCCAGATCGACCTCGTACATAACCTGGGCGCTTCCAGGCTTGGCATAGGCAAACTTGCCGATAACAGTCTGTGGGGTAGCAGTAGAAGTAGCAGAAGTAGCAACCACTGGACCCTTCGTTACAATCTGTCCGAACGAAGCGATAGCGGCGGTCTCGGAACAAATGCCCATAACCCGATGCTGGGTTGAGTGCCCTGCGAGAGCAACCAATACGGCATTTTCCCCTGCGCCCTCGACGGCTGACATAGCGACATCACCGGCTGCGGGCTTGACAGCCCCGTTCAGAGCGGCCCCCATCTTCACATACCCCTTCTGTGACATAAACGAGTCACCAGCAGCGTTCAGGGCAGCGATATTCGGCGATGGCAGCATGTTGCCATATATGTCGATAGACAGCGCAGCAACAGCACTCTCGCCAGAACCCCATACACCGAGCATCAGACCCTTTTGGATCGAGATACCACCAGCAGTTCTGATAGACCCGGCAGTTGCCGAAGCCACGGTGTTATCAGTTGTGATCAGTGAACCACCCGTGACAAGACCACTAAAGGTAGCCGAGGCGGCAGAGCCAATCACACCTTGGTCGTAGGTTGCCGCTCCGTCGTTGAACGAACCAGCGGAAACGAGGCCACTAAAGGTAGCGGAGGCGGCAGAGCCAATCACACCTTGGTCGTAGGTTGCCGCACCGTCGTTGAACGAACCAGCGGAAACAAGACCACTAAAGGTAGCCGAGGCGGCAGAGCCAATCACACCTTGGTCGTAGGTTGCCAAACCGTCGTTGAACGAACCGGCAGTTACAGCCCCGCTAAACGCAGCCGAGACACCAGAGGTGATAACTCCAGCATCATAAGTAGCAATGCCGTCGTTGAGTGAACCGGCAGTTACAGCCCCGCTAAACGCAGCGGAGACAGCAGAGGTGATAACTCCAGCATCATAAGTAGCAATGCCGTCGTTGAACGAACCAGCCACGCAAGCGTTAGTGAAGGAAGCCGAGGCCCCGCTCACAGCACCGGTAGCTGCCAACGCACCACCGACATCCAAGGGCTTGTTCATCGCCCACTTTGTACCGGAGTGGACATACAGGAGCGTGGCTGCCGCACCTGCGACCGTAAGACCAGCACCGTTAGCGGCAGCCGAATCGCCAGCACCATTGGCAACAGTGATGTTGAGATCTGCAACATCCAAGTTGGCCGTGCTGATTGTCGTGGTTGTACCGTTGACAGTCAGGTTGCCCGCAACCGTCACAGCACCAGCGAAGGCCGCCAGCTTGTCCTTGTCAATCGTGAGAGCCGGTGCCAAAACTGCATTAGTAGCTTCCGTCTGGAAGATAATGGACCGCTCATCGCCAGCATTGATATACATCGACGAGGCACCACCTGTAATGGTGTTCGCCTTGATGCTCATATCCTCGATGTTGACCGAAGCAGTGCTCGTCAGAGCAGCGATGACCACGTTGCCCGCAGTAGTCTTGAGAGAAGCACTCGACCCACCAAGAATGTCGAGCCCAGCGACACCCTCAATGCTGAAGGCTCCACTCACGGTCTTGCTAATGCTCTGAGGGCCAGCGGTATCGAGGGTGAGGTTGGCTGAAGCGACAATGGCCCCGTCAGCCGAAAACTCGCCGCCAACGTGAAGCTGGCCGCCAATCTTGGCTCCGTGAGTTACCTCAAGAGCAAGATCGTTGGCAGCGCCGAAGTTGAAAAGCATGGGGACAGCGAGCGAGTTGACAAGAAGGTTGCTCGGAGTTCGTTGAGAACCCTTGAAGAGTTGCACAAACTTGTTTTCTGCCATCCCGTTCGTGTTGAATGAGTCGAATGTGTTGTCGTTAGCGTAAGATGGAAAAGACATGGTTTTTTTCTCCCGAAAAGTTGTTGCGCCGTTAGATGCGTGGGCAGACGCATAAGCACGTCAACCGTAGTATTGGTCCGTCGAACCGTCCGCCGTAGGGGGCGGTCATACATTCACATTCAATCGATACATCTCATCGGGAGATGTCGGCGTTGCCGGAATCAGACCGGCTTCACCCTATATAGTGAGATATTGGACAGCTATTGTGGGTTTAGAAGTCAGGAGCAGAAACTCGGCGCTTCTTTTTTGAGCCGCCCTCATCGGTAGAGGTACTTTGCCCTGGATCTTCGATTGCTGTCTTCTCTGCGGGTTCTTCAGCTTTCTTGGCCTCGACCTTCTTCGGCTTCCAAGACGCTGATGCTTTCCCTTCGGCTACCATCTTATCGATGACGGCTCTGCCTGTGACTTTCCCTTCGTCCCCAGCTTCCTCTGACGCCTCTGCTTTGGGAGGTGCTTCTGCCTCAACTTGAGGTGCTTCTGCTTCCACGCCCTCTCGTTGCGCCAGGAAGCCCTTGGCCTTGACCAACTCATCGGCCTCTTTCTGGAACTCTATGATCCGAGCTTCCGCCTTCTTGCGGACCTCATCTCGTTCCGTCTCAAGGCTTTTGACCTCATCGAAGATGCCAGCTTCTCGGATAAGCTCCACGATCTGTTCTTGGACCTCGCCATGATAGGCTTGGAACTTCTCCCCAATCTGGTTGACCTCTTCTTGCATAGAAGCAAGTCGTTGGTCGATGAAGGCGATGTCATCAGTACGGGGCATTAGAGTCTCCTGGGGACTGTGGGGCTTGCGAGTCCGTTTGCGTTTGAGGGCTTTCTCCCGCTTGCGCTTATCACGCTGACGAGAGACGTTTCTCTTCTTCCCGCTGACTTTACCCATGATCCAGCCATCCCGTTCAAGAACGCCGCTTCTTTGCTTGGCTTGCGACCTTTACGAAGTCGTGCATGGTCTTACAAGCGGCATCGTATTGTTGCTCTGAAGAACCGGGGTACTGGTTCAACGTATCTTGGGCGACATTTTCATCGTTATCAAAAATGAACACGACTTCTTGCCGGTCGTTTATGTCCGTGCCCTGAAACTTCACACCACGGGCAACCAGAAACCCCGCCAGTCGAAAGTCTGTGAGTCGGATATCTTTCTTTTCAGACAAGGCTCACTCCTTCACCTATGAGGCTTTGGTTGGGGGATACATTGTCCCCCAGCATTCATTACCACAGGGCTATCAATCAACTACCAAGACACTGTGGGGCTTCCCCCCAACGAACGGATAGAAGTTTTTTAGGGCCGAGATTAGATTGGAGTGGATAGAGTCAAAATGAGAAAACCCGGCCTCCCCCAAAGGAGAGACCGGGTTTTCAATAGGGACTAACTCGAAGTTGAAACTATCGAGTCACGGTCAGGCGGGTCAGACCACGGGGGTTGTACGCCCCGATACCCAAGTTCTCGAACACACTGAACCCGATGGTACGAGCCTTCGGATCATCTGCCGAGAGAACCGTCAACTCGGTACGGACAGGAATCCGACCGAACATCTCGGGCTCACAGCAAACGTACACCGTGCCCACAGGAACCAGACGGCTGGTAATGATCTGGGCACCCCAAAGGGTAGCCTGGAGACCAGTCTTCAGCAGTGTGGCCTGGGATTCGATGTCCAGGATGTCCCGACCGAACTTGCGAATATCAGCGTAGTCACGGGCGTTCATAAACACCCGAGCCACACGGAGATCGTGTCGTTCAATCAGAGCAAAGGCATCTGCCAGTACCGAACCGGAAAGCGGAGCCACGACCGGCTGGTCGGGGTTCGTACCTGCGGAGATACTGTCGTAACCACTGGTTGCGATGCTATCCAGAACAGCGAACACACGTTCGTCCTCGGCGGCCTGAATCTGCGCTCGGGCAAGATCCTGGGCACGCTCAATGAGGTCGAAACGACGCTCCTTGATCTGGGTCAGCGGAATCTCGGGGTTCGAGGCAATCTCGAACAACGGGAAAATCACACGCCTGGGCTTGGTGATTGCCAGAATGTTCTGACCTTCTTCACCCACAACAAAGGCCGTCACATCGGGATCTTTGTCGTAGATTGGAAGCGCACCGTCAGGAAGCTGCTCGACCAAGAAGGTCTTGCGCCCAACGGCACTGTAATCACGCCGAGTACGGAGTGGTTGGGTCATGGAGGCAGCGAGCTTGGCTCGACCCTGTGGGGTCTTGATGTAGTCGCTGATGATTTTTTGCTTTACAGCATTGTTGACACTCATTGTTCAGCCCTCCTTATACGCGCTGGTCGTAGACCAGTTCGGTCTGGGTTGAATCGGGCGGCATCTTGAGAACACCGATCAGCGTATTGAAACCAGTACCGGTTGCACCAGAATCACTGAATCCAGCGTTGTTCGCATCGTCGTGTGCGTTGTCAGCCGCAACGACGTTGGTCAAGTAGCCATTGAGAGATGCCACCAACCCGTCAGAGACGGAATAGGTAATATCAACACCACTGTTGAGATTAGCCGTCTCATAAAGAGCATTGGCATACGTTCCCTGACCAGAGATGTATGGTCCCTTACCAGAGGCGGTGCCCGGGGTGTTCTCAAACGAGTTACCGTTCGCACTGTTGATGAAGACACCAAGTACGACTGTATCTGCGCTTGCCTCGGGGCCACCAACATAGTTGGAACCCTCATCGGGGCGAGCGAAACATACAGAACCAGAGAGGACACCATTAGATGTGGTGTCAACCTGATCCGAAGTACCGGTTGTAGTATTAGGCGGGTTGTCCTGGGTGAAGCTATCTGCTGTCAGGACGCCCGTGGTATTACGAATACCAACGTGCAAAATCCGTAGCGCAGAGCTACTCTCAGTCCAACCACCACTTGCCTGTCCAAGCAAAGGCATAATCTTTCTCCTACCTATGCTCCCTGTTTACAGGGGGCGGTTGATGAAAACGCTCAAAGCGTTTTTTGTGAGAGACCATCCCTCACACATAGTTAGCAAACTTATTGAATGAATATCGTAGGAAGTTTCCGAAAGTTAGCTCCCCCTGCTAAAAAACAGTCGCTAAATCGCAAGGGGAGGGTAACTTTCAAAGTTTCGTCCTACGAGCCAAAGACGTTAGAAACGTCAGGAGCAGATTCCCACAGATTCGCAAGCTCGCTAATCTCACTGGCTGCGGTCTTGTTGACTGCACCAACGGACTTCACGCCCTTACTTGCCTTACGGGGCTGGGGACGCAGACGGGAAGCCTTCTTGGAAGATGCCTTCTCGTCATCGCCTTCGTCGGCATCGTCTTCATCGCCTTCGTCGGCTTCGTCGGCTTCGCCTTCGTCGGCATCACCCTCTTCCTCATCCTCACCAGCGAACTTGCCGCCGTAGAGGTTGGCAAGAAGATCGCCGTCCTCGGCCATGAGTTCCTCGGCCATCAGACCCATTGGATCTTCACCCAGGATCGGAGCCTCTTCACCCATTACGTCACAGGCTTCGGATTCGGCCTCTTCTTCGGCCATCATCAGAGACTCAATGTTGGCCTCCATGTCAGCGTCGGAAGGACCAGCAGCCTGCTGTTCTTCAGCGAGCATCTCGGAAAGCATGTCCATCTCATCGGCACCGAGAGCGATAGCGAGACGCTGTAGAGCGGCCTTCTTGGAGGCTTCTTCTTCGGCCTCTTCTTCGGCTTCCTCTTCAGCTTCCTCTTCTGACTTCTTGGCCTTCTTGGAAGCTACTTCCTCTTCGGCCTCTTCGTCAGCTTCCTCTTCGGCCTCTTCCTCGGACTTCTTGGCTCGGAGGCGGCGGATACGTGCCTTCTTGGAGGCTTCCTCTTCCGCTTCCTCTTCGGCTTCCTCTTCGGCTTCCTCTTCGGCAGCCTTGGAGAAGGAACTACCGAGACCGGCAGCTACTTCATCACGGGAAAGGATGCCGTCACCATCGGTGTCGAGAGCAGCGAAAACA